ACGACCTTGCCGCCATCTTTGAAGAATAGTGAGCGTTCTCTTTGACCCATTGAATTGAATTGTGAGCGCGTCACCGATTTAACGCCAGACTTGCCGCCTGAACTCGCTGGAGGTTTACCGCCTCCTGAAACACCACCATCTTTTACAAAAAGCTGACCTGTTTCTGACGCTGCAAGTTCTTTGGCTAGATCCGCAATAGTTGCGTAACCATCGCCACCCGATCCTGCAAGGGGTTTAGACTTATCTGTCGACATTATACGAATATTTCCATTCTCGTCAAACCCAATTCTTTCTTTTGCCAAAAGCGATAAGGGTTCTAATCCGTTTGATATAATGTTTTGTGATGCTAACTCTGATTTTAATTCATTCATCGCATTTCTTTTTACAAGATCCTGTCGGATAGATTGCTCTGCTTTGAGCTTCTCCTCGTACTGATTTTTAATCTGTGCGATTATTTCTTCATTACTGTTGTCGGCCTGTTCAACTGGTTTCTTTTGCAATGCTTCTAACTCTGACTTTAGACGCTCGTTTGTTTTGCGTCTACGCATAGCCTCCTCGTTTGAATCGACTAGCTTTTGGTTAGTTTCTTTAAGCTGCTTGTTAAGATCAGCTATTAACTCATCTCGATTGTCTACAGTTTCCGTTTCGACTTGTGTTTCTTCTACTGCTTGTGCTTCTTCTAACATAATATGGTTTCCTTTACGCTGTGCCATCTATTTCGCGTTGACTAAATAAAGCCTCTGCTAAAGTCTCGATGAGGGGCTTTTCGTCATTGTTTGCGGTATCAACTAGGTTTTCCAGTTGATCTTCCGCATCATCAGGCAGTGGCACTGTACCCAATAATTCAAATGCTTTGTCTAAGTTTGTTAATTCTTCAGCCATCAAATTGATCCTGTTGTTTGTAAAATTCTAATATTTTCGGGTGAATACGATAAAATTCATCTTCATCGCCTTGCATATAAATAGTAAAAGTCTCTGCTATGTATTCACGATGATTTGTTTGTCCATATTTACTTACAAGAAAAGACCATCCATCTTTAACAACATTTTCCTTTGATAAAATATCATCTAATCGTTGCAAGTGAAACGAATGAAAGCGATGTCCGTTTTCATGATAAGCTAGATCCTTAACGGATTTAACTGGCGACCATTCAACAATTTTGCGTTTATTCATCCTTTTTTGCACTTCGTCAGAAGGGTTAACCCTAACCTTACCAACAACATCTCTTAATAGAACGCTTTGATTATCTACTGCCCTTTGATATTCTTCTTTATATGGCCTCTCCAAATTTCTCTTTCTGTTGAAATCTCTAGGATCAGATAGATATAAAGTTTGTATTCTTTCACGATCTGTTGACTTATTTTTTATAAGAAAGTGATCGTTCTCCATTGAAAACGCTGCTGACGATATTCGTCTTTCCCTATATCTTACTGGCGCATTTCGCCAACTACCCAAGTATCTCATTTTAGGAAGATTAAATCTATCAATCACCTCTTTTGACGCTAAAGCAACATCGTGGAGGCCATCAGGACTGGAACCATTTTGAACACCCTGATCGAAGGCAACAAAATCTAATATCATTTGTTTGGCTTGCGGCAAATTCTTCGGTCTTGGTATTATCGATTCATCGAATACCTGTTTGCGTTTTCTTCTTGCTTTTGGTTGTGGAGATGGTTTCGGTTGAGCTTTAGGATCTTTTTGTGTGCCGTATACTTTGCCCCATATCTCTGCTTCACGTTTCTCAAGCTCTTTGAGCGTAAACTCTCGGCCTTCCTTATCGACAAATCGCTCCATCGTTAGACCTTTACGGAATAATCGAGCCTTTTGTACACCTAAAACATCATCTTGAAACTCTTTCGGTTGCTTTCGAAGCCATTTATCATAATTAAGTTCATTCGATACCTGACCATTCATCGATGCCCTAGTTGATTTAACTGGCACTTCATCAGCCTTTATTCCTAATTGCCTAAGTGATTTAAGCACTGGAATAGTTGTCGATCTGCACCCTGCATGAGCAGGCGGTCTAGGCCCTTTGTTAAATGGGTACGTCTTTCCATCTCTTGCTCGACATATAGCTGTTGTTCTGTTGTCTAGGGTTGCGACCCACTCAATAGCTTTAATTACACGCCTATTTCTGCGATAGCTTTCGTTTCGAGCAATGTTCGATGTATGAGCTAAAGCCGTTCTAACAGCCGTTTCTGCCGCCCTTCGAGTCCGACCTTCTGATACTTCTCTTATGTTTCTGACTATTTGATCTGTCGTTTGCCCTTCGACATATCCTTGCATGATGTTTTGCTTGATACGTCTAAACGCTCCATCTTCTAAACCTTTATACCAATCCTTTAATAAAAGCCCTTCGAATGGCCTAGAGTTTACTGAAGCATAGATCTGTTCTTCGCTTGGTGCTTCCCAATCTAATTCAATCGGTACTAATCCATCGATAATCTTCTTTTGCCATATGCTCTCGGCCTGACCTAAATCCCTGATCTCGCCATCTAGCAACTCAATAACTGGCTCATATCCTGCTTTGATAGACTTCTTAAGCCTGACAAGTAACTTATCCACATCTCTGCGATTGAGGTTTTCTAGTTTAGATCGATAGATTTGAGCGTAATATTTATCGTTGCCATTGTTGAGCAAACCGACAATTTTATTAACTACGCCTGATTTGTATCTTTCTAAGTAATGGGCATGACGTAAAGTATCGTCAAGAATATCATCGGTTATCGCCATCTTGCGTTTCTACATTATCAGGTTCATCCATAGGCTCTTGCATCATAAAGTCTTGCTCATCGTCAAAGGTAACTTCCTCTGATAAAATGTTTCTGCGCTTTGCTTCGTTGATGTATGTTTGCTTTGAAATAACCTCTGTTAGATACATCTTGTTCAAAGCGTCCATTTCCAAGTGAGATAATGCGTTCGCAGCAAAGTCTTTATTTATTATAATATCTATATTTTCTGCGGTTATATCAGCCATTTCAGCCATCCAAGTAAAAGCAAGCTCTAAGGTATCCTTTAGATTATCAGCCCACATTCCTAATCGACTGTTTATCTTTGCCTCATCAATCATATCACCTGTTGCTGTAGATGATCCCGATCTCGATACGATTAGCTGCAAACCCATTGCTTGCATCTGAAACTCCATATCCTTAAGTTCTGTGCGTCCTGCATCGATAGCTGCTCCGCTATGTTCAACAACCCCGATCTTAGCGTTCTCGTTAGATGAATAAAAAGCGTATCCTGCACCCTCAGTAAACTCTTCTAAATCTTCCTTACTGTAGCCATGAAAGTATTTCATAGGCGCTCTAGCATGGTGCATAATGTTGGCTTGATCTGATTGAGATCGCCAGTGAGCTAGATTTATCTCTGCTAGTCTTGCGTGAGGAGGCTTGGCTTTCATGTATCCATCACGACCTAAATCACAAGCTGCAACATATATTCTCGGCATCCCTGTTTCGTATTCGTCATATAAAGTCCATTGATTATCTGCGTTCTGCCTGAATAAACGAAGATTGACAGCGCCAACAACTCGACCCTCTTCGATTGGAAGCGTACAGACTCGAATTTGCTCTATCTGTTTAGGCTCGAACTCGTCATCAGTATCCTCGTAAACTGTTTCCATAATGCGGATCTGCGTTAAAGTCGGAACGTTATCGATTACGTCTGTTTTGTATCCAAGCACATCATCAAGCGATAAACTTACAAAATACGGTCTAAAGTTCCCTGCTTGAGCTTGCGCTCTAGTCAATTCACCTCTTGCAGGAGAATCTACCATAATAAAAGAAATGCCTGACGCTTGAGCCTCATCAAATACATCTCTTGAAAACTGTGCAATGTCTCGACCCTGCAAATCTACGTTAAAAGCCCATATATCGAGATCGGTGTCGGTTTCTGCTAGTGTCACAGGCGTTTCAAATACCTTGCCTGATAGATCATCGATTGTTTTGCCTACTCCATCAAAGAGCCATGTTGAGGCTAATCTTGCCTCGTAATCGTCCTCTGTTTCCTGTGGGAACTTAGGTAAGTATGTCTCACCTTGTTCACGCATATGCTGACCACCTTTCATCAGATCCCGACAAGGCGCTGACATTTGCAGCATTGTTTCTATTTCTGGAGAACGATTTGCAACTGAATTACTCATATTCTAATCACCATTTTACCTGATGCCTGTGCTTTAATTAAAGGCGCGATTGCGTATCTAACTGCATCGGGAGCGTGATTGTTAGCATCGATTATATCTGGCATTATATCACCCGACAATTTATCCACCTTATGACTATATAACCTAAAGTCGTCAATAGCGCCCTTGCAGCTTGGTGCTATTATGACAGATTTAAACCCACGAATAAACCTAATTCCTTCTTGAATACTATTAGGCCACTTTTTCACGCCTTCCATTCGAGGAAAACCATGCCTTTGTAGATAGCTGATTGTCTTGGGTTCTGCACTATCGGCTCGACAAGTATATCTATCAAACTCAGGTATTATCTTCGTTATAAATTTGTGCGTATTGTCTATTTCAATCCCTACTCCGTAAGCCTCTTTCTCAATATATAGGTTCTCATCGTGTACCCAACATTTAACAGCAACTAAAGGATCTGGTCTAAAGCCAAAGTCCACACCTAAATACGGCCCTTGCCATCCTTGCACTGGTTCGAAGTCCTCTATTCTCCATTTATCGTGAAAGACTTGAGCATCGTTTACGACCTCATAACCGCCTAACCAGATATGTGAGTACCGTTCAAAGTCTCGCTCCTTAGCAACCTCTGCCAGTTCGACCATCGCATCAGGAACAAAAGGGTTATCATCATAGTTAACGTGAACTAACTGACTGTTTTCGTTCGTATTAAACACTTCCTCTACTGCATCACTTGGCTGTCGAGGGTTCCAACTAAACCAAAGCTCTGCGCCTTCTTTACGCATAGTCGGATCTAATAGCTCGATTGATCGCTTCGATAGGCTTTGCGCTTCCTCGCACCACGCCAAGTCAAACCCCTCTAGTGATTTGATACTATCAGCCGTATGATCCTGCATCCCTTGAAAGATTATAACACCTTCACCTCGTAAGTTCTTTATCTCGGTAGTTTGTATCTCAAACAAATGATCTAAGCCTAAAGCGGTTATTTTATCCTCTAGCAGTTGTTTAGCTGAGAACTTTAGTGATCGTTGCACCTCACGAATACAAACAACTCTGCTATTTGGATTCATTAGCTGTCGTTCTATTACAGCCTCGGCAAAAAAGTGAGACTTACCTGATGCTCGACCACCCTTTGCACCTCTATATCTAGGATGACCACTCTCACCTTCTAGCAAAGGCAAAGCCCATCTAGGAGTCTGAATCTGTAGATTTGTCAATTATAATACGTTCTATTTTAGTTGGAGTCATAGATCCGTCTGGACTTGAGTGTTCTAACGATTGAGTTTCTTTCCATCCGCATTGAGTTTTAAGATAGAATATCTGCGCTCCAAGTTCTCCCGATCTTGCTTTTTGTATTAAACTTCCTGCAATCGCACCTTTTGCCTTAGCTCTTCCTTTTTTATAGCGTTCGGAAATATGAGCGTTTCTTTCCATAAGAGCATAGAAAGTTGTTCTACCAATACCAAAGTAATCAGCAATATCTCCTGTTGATAAAACTGCTGCGAGTGTTTCTACTTCATCAATTTGCTTTTCTGTTAGTTCTATTTCAGGTCTGCCTGCTTCACCTTTTGCCATGATCTGCCTCGTTTTCTGACTTCAACTCATCAAATGTTTTTCCTGATGATTGTAGCACAGCTTTATCTCCTGTGAAATCCTGCCATCTTTTTACAATAATATCGCAATAATCTACTTCCCTCTCCATCATAAAAGATCGTCTATTTGTCTTTTCACAAGCTATGGCAATAGTTCCACTTCCTGAGAACAAGTCAAGGATAGAACCTTTTTGAGGAACGCTGAGATAATCAGCCGAGAAAGTAATAATATCGACAGGTTTTTGAGTCGGGTGGACACTACCTTGTAATGACCCTCTATTAACTGTTTTGCTTCTAAGTGGTTTATCCTCTGTTGTCCAAGCTAATTCGCCATCGCTCATTGTTAAACCATCTTGTCCTTTATTCCAGTAAAGCCAACCTCTTGAAGCAGGCAAAAGATCAGAAAAATAATTACCACCCCAAATAACACAGGGAACATTTAAAGACACTATATAATCAAAAATTAGATCGTCTGGCCTTTTTGAATCCCAATCTTTTTTATGATGATGTTTTCTGTTGTGTTTAGGATTTTTACTGACTGATTTTTTTTGTCCGTCAATGCCTATTCCATAAGGTGGATCGGTGATAATTGCATTTGGCACATTTCCATCCATAAGTTTATCAATCGAATCAATGCTTGTGCTATCGCCACACATAAGTCGGTGATTGCCTAGAACCCAAATATCACCCTCGACAGTAATAGGTTTTTCTGGGGCTTCAGGAACATCGTCCTCGTCAGTAAGCCCTTCTTTTTCAGGCTCTCGCAGTAACTTGGCTAGTTCATCATCGCTAAAACCTACAAGATCCAGATCAAAATCTAGCTCTTTAAGTCCATCTAGCTCTATTTTAAGCATCTCATCGTTCCACCCTGCGTTGAGGGCGAGCTTATTATCTGCGATGACATAGGCTCGTTTCTGTGCTTCCGACCATCCTTTAGCTGTCATAGTCGGTACTTCTTCAAGACCAAGGCGTTGAGCAGCGAGTAGTCTGCCATGTCCTGCTATTATTTCACCGTCGGTATCTATTAAAATGGGCGTTGTGAAACCCCACTCTTTGATGCTTGCCGCTATCTGTGCAACCTGTTCATCGCTGTGGGTTCTACTGTTCCGAGCATACGGAGTAATTGATTTTATGCTTGTTCGTTCAACTTTGTCTGAAGGCCAGTCCATAATAATCTCTTTGTCGGTTTATCTTATTATAGTTAAAAAAATGCCCCACGCAAGAACGCAGGGCAGTGTACTTTAAAAGGACAGGCGGAAAAAAAGCAGTGTAAAAACCTGTCTCTCTGGGAGGGGTATATGAATTTATCCACGACCAGTCTACCATAATTTAATTATTTTTCCAATGGTTTAAATATTTTCTATAGGGTTCGAGTTCTTCCTCTGTCACTAAACCGCTTCTAACCATCTGTTTTGCAAA